CACGAGAGGTCTCTATGTACGAGGTCGTCTCACCCTGGAAGTGGCGCGGGCAAGAGACGTGCACGCCCTCATGAAAGCCGGCGCCTTGGACGGCCTCTCCATTGGCTTCCACACGGTGAAAGCTGTCCGCGATGCCAATACCGGTCGGCGACACTTGATGGAACTGGACCTCTGGGAAATTTCAGTCGTGACCTTTCCCATGCAGCCGGGCGCACGGGTGAGCACAGTGAAATCTGCATGGCTGCCCACAGAACGAGAACTTGAACGCTGGCTTTCGCGGGATGCGGGACTCAGCAGATCAGACGCCCGCGCCTTGATTGCGGGTGGCTACAAAGCGGTGAGGGCGCGGCGGGATGCTGGCTTCACTTCAACAGACTTGGGAGCCCTGGCGCGGACGATCCGCGCAGCTGGCGCTCATTTCATTCACTAAATCCATCTAAGGAGAAAGATATGCCTCTCACCAGAGAGACCCGTGTGGGCCGTATTGGCCACACGCTGGGCAGTCCTGCGCCAACCGCCGCGCCGGAAAAGAAAAGTGCGGACTTAGGCTCACCAGCCATGCATGAAGTGCGCGACGCCATGGATGAATTCATGACCCGCTTTGATGCGTTCAAGCAAGCCAATGATGACCGCCTGTCCCAGGTGGAGCGAAAGCTTTCAGCGGATGTGGTGACCACCGAAAAGGTGGATCGTCTGAACGCTGCCCTGGATCTTCAACAAAAGACGGTTGATGGTCTGGCCCTGTCCCTCATCCGACCTGAAATTGGCTCAGGTGCCTCGCTCTCACCCGTTGCGCGGGAACACAAAGCCGCCTTTGAAACCTATGTGCGTCAGGGCGGCACGGGCCCGTTGCGCAGTCTCGAAGAGAAGGCCCTGTCCGTTCAGTCAGACCCCGACGGCGGCTATCTGGTGCCAAGCGAAACGGAACAGATGATTGACCGGGTCGTCTCCGAAGCTTCTCCCATTCGCGCCATCGCAGGTGTGCGCCAGATCGGTGCGGCATCTTACAAAAAGCCTTTTGCCACAAGCGGGGCAGCGACTGGTTGGGTTGGTGAGACAGAGCCGCGTGCGGAGACCGGCACGCCGAAAATCTCCGAGCTCGAATTTCCGGTGATGGAGCTCTATGCCATGCCGGCAGCGACATCGACTCTTCTGGATGACAGCGCGGTCAATATCGACCAGTGGATTGCCGAAGAGGTGCAAACCGCCTTTGCCGAGCAGGAAGGCGCGGCCTTTGTATCAGGCGATGGTGTGAGAAAACCTCGTGGCTTCCTCTCCTACGATACGGTCGACAATGAGAGCTGGGCCTGGGGCAAGGTGGGCTATGTCGCGACCGGCGCTTCTGGGGCCTTTCCGGCATCAACCCCGTCCGATGTATTGCTCGACCTGGTCTATTCCGTAAAGTCCGGCTACCGGGCCAATGCCAACTTTGTCATGAACCGGCAGACCCAGGCCCTGATCCGAAAATTCAAAGATGCAGACGGCAACTATCTCTGGCAGCCAAGTCTGACGGCAGGTCAGGCACCGCGGCTGATGAATGTGCCGATTGCCGAGGCAGAAGACATGCCGGACGTGGACGCCCACAGCTTCGCACTTGCCTATGGCGACTTCCGTCGTGGCTATCTCATTGTGGACCGTCTCGGCATTCGTGTCCTGCGCGATCCCTATACAGCAAAACCCTATGTCCTCTTCTACACAACCAAACGTGTGGGCGGCGGCATCCAGAATTTCGAAGCAATCAAGCTTCTGAAATTCGGCACAGCGTAAGGAGGTCTCACTATGCGTGATCTACATTCAAATCTCGGCCTTGTGCAAAGCCTGGACCCGGCTGTGACCAATTCGACGCGGGTCGGCGCGCCTATTGACCGGCAGGGCTATGAGAGCGTTGAGCATATCGTGTCACTGGGCATGAGCGGTGACACGCTGTCGCCGTCGGTTTCTCTGGCTCTTAAGCTGGAGGAAAGCGAAGACGGCACCAATTGGTCGCCTGTTGTCAATGACAGCGACGTCCTGGGAGTGCCCGTTGATGGCAGCGGCACCTTTGCCCTGGTCGATGACCCCTCAGAGGATGGGCAAGTGATTGCCATCGGCTATGTGGGCGATGCCCGCTATTGCCGCGTGCAGGTAGAACTCACCGGCACCCACACCAATGGCACACCGCTTGCCGCGCTGGCCTTGTTGGGCCATGGCAATGTGAAGCCTGCCTAACCGGTATGTCACCCTCGGGCATGACCTGAGGGTGACATCTCCTTCATTCATTCTCCACGAACGGGAAATCTATGCCCCACACATTGGTGACCGGCCCGGTCAACGAGCCCGTTGATCTGGCCGATGCAAAACTGCATCTCCGCGTCGATGGCATCGATGAAGATGTTCTGATCGAAGGCTATATTTCGGCAGCAAGGTTGAGCATTGAAGCCTATGCATGTCTGGCGCTCCTGGACCAAAGCTGGGATCTGGTGCTCGACAGTTGGCCCGGGCCCGTCGTCGATTTCAACATGGGTCCGGTCACGTCCATTCTCAGCGTATCTGTTGATGGGAAGGCGCTCAGCCCTGACACCTACAATCTGGCGCCGGGCCTCAACGCTCGGTTGGTCCGCACAGACGGAGCCACCTGGCCCCGGCCCAAATCCCTTGCGGCGGGCATTGTGGTGCGCTTTGCGAGTGGCTTTGGCGCGAGCGGAAGTGATGTGCCGCGGGATCTTCGCCATGCACTCCTCATGACGGTCGCCCACTGGTATGAAAACCGGGAGCTCGCACCCGGAACCGGCGATCAGCTGACCCCGCCGGTCCGCAGGCTGCTCGCGCCCTACCGAAAGCTCCGCCTGTGATTGCGGATCTTCGACATCGCCTCGTTCTGGAAGAGCGCGTCTCTATTGCCGATGGCGGCGGCGGCGCCAGTGAAAGCTGGACCGAAGTAGCAACCCTATGGGCCTCCATGCATCAGAAGAGCGGACGGGAACGCGAAGCGGCTGATCGTTTGGGCGCGCATGCCACCTCAGAGATCACGATTCGGTATCGCGCCGGTGTCACCACCGACATGCGCTTTCGGCTGGGTACACAGCATTTCAATATTCGCGCGGTCCTGGATGTGGACGGACGCCGCCGCTGGCTCCGGTGCACGTGCGCGGAAGGAGGGGCGTCATGACGTTGACCGCGAGCTGGGAACTGCAAAAAGCCATTCACGCAAGCCTTGTCGGTAACGCGTCCCTCTCTTCCCTGGTAGGCGGCCGCGTGTACGACCGACCGCCGCAGGATGCGACCTTTCCCTTTGTGACACTTGGCGACACGGAGGTAGAGCCTGACGGTGCAGGAAGTGAAGGCGCCGCCATTCATCGCCTTGCCCTATCTGTCTGGTCGCGGGCCCGTGGACGCCGGGAAGTAAAAGAGATCATGAGCGTCATCGATGCGGCGCTGGAGGATGAAAGTCTGCCAATGACCGGCCATGTGCTTGTGAACCTGCAACTGGAGCGCGCGAGCGTTTCCTATGCATCCGATGCAGAGGCCCTGCGCGGGCGCCTTGTCTTTCGCGCCTACACTGAACCCACAACCTGAACTTTTCAGATAGACCAACAAAGGAGACGTGAGCATGACCGCTCAACGTGGCAAAGACCTGCTGCTCAAAATCGACAGCGACGGTCTGGGGACCTTCACAACCATGGCAGGGCTTCGTGCCCGCGCACTTTCATTCAACGCGCGTACGGTGGATGTGACCCATGCGGAGTCAGCAGGGGCATGGCGGGAATTGCTCGCAGGCGCTGGGGTCAAAACCGCGAGCCTTAGTGGCAGTGGCATCTTCAAGGATGAAGCCTCCGACGCTCTTGTCAGAGGTTATTTCTTCGACGGGACCATTCGTGACTGGCAGGTAATCATTCCAGATTTCGGGACAGTCGAGGGAGCCTTTCAAATCACCTCGCTCGAATATGCAGGCACTCACGAAGATGAGCTCCGCTTTGACCTCGCCCTTGAGTCTGCAGGGCAACTTCTATTTACGGGTGCTTGACATGGTGAACCGACATCGCGGTGAAGTGGAGCTCAAAGCAGATGGTCAGAGCTATACGCTCTGCCTCACGCTTGGCGCACTCGCCCACCTGGAAGCAGCCTATGGCGGCGAAGACATTCTGACACTCGCCGACCGCTTCTCCCAAGGCCATCTGACGAGCAGAGACGCCGTGAACCTGTTGGAGGCAGGGTTGAAAGGCGGTGGACACGAGAGTGCGGCGCTCGATCTCGAAAACCTGAGTTTCGAGCGCGGCATGGCAGGGCTCATCCGGACCCTCGCAGATCTACTGCGGGTGACCTTTGGAAGCATGGACGCTGAGGGCATCGAAGAAGATGGTGCCGAAATCAACCGGTCAGAGGAGGGCGGCGAGGATTTGCCCCCTTTCCCTGGAAACCCCTCTTGAGCTTCGCTTTCGGCGTGCTGCACTGGCCACCGAAAGACTTCTGGTCGGCAAGCGTGCGCGAATTGGAGGGCGCCGCTTTGGCATTTGTCGCCAATGACAGCGCTGCAATGCCAATGGGCGGCCTCAGCAGACTGATGACGCGCTTTCCCGACGAACAGAGAGGAACAAAAACAGATGGAGTTTGAGAGTTTCGATGTAGGAGGACTGTCATCAGACTTGCGGGGTCTGCGCGCGGAGTTTGACGCAGCCACGAGCGCCAGTGGACGGCTCGGCAGGGAAGCCAAGAATGCGTTTGCCGATATCACCCGTGAAGGGGACCGTGCCTCAAGGATGGGACAGGATTTGCACCGCGCCCTCGGTTCTGCTTTCGACGATCTGGTCGTTGGCGGCCGTTCCTTCCAGGAGGTGTTGAAATCCCTCGCGGTCGACCTCGCGAAACTGGCCGCGCAAGACATTTTTGGAACCGGCATTGGCGGGGGTCAGAGCGGAGGCACCGGCTCGTTATTGGGGGATCTGTTTGGATCGATCCTGACGCCCAATGCCAAAGGGAACGTGTTTGATCAAGGCCGCATCCAAGCCTTTGCCAAGGGCGGTGTCCTTTCCGACCCAACTCTTTTCCCAATGCAGGGTGGTCTAGGGCTGGCGGGTGAAGCCGGTGCAGAAGCGATCCTGCCGCTCGCCCGCGGTGCGGATGGAAAGCTCGGTGTTGCGTCGCAGGGAGGCACGCAAGCCCTCAACATCACATTCAATGTCACGGCGACCGATGCGGCGAGCTTCAAGCGTAGCGAAAGCCAGATCGCCGCCCTGCTTCAGCGCACGGTGAGTCGCGGCAATCGCAATCTTTGAATTGAGAGGGTTCTAATGGCGTTCCATGAAGTTCGATTTCCGCTGGAGGTTGGGTTTGGCTCTTCTGGCGGACCGGAGCGGCGCACTGAAATCGTGACGCTCGGATCCGGTCACGAGGAACGTAACTCTCCTTGGGCCGACAGCCGCAGGCGCTTTGATGCGGGCTATGGCATTCGCTCTATGGAAGATCTGCACACAGTGATCGGTTTTTTTGAAGCCCGCCATGGAAGGTTGCATGGGTTTCGCTGGAAGGACCGC